AGCACGTGCCTTTGCTGTTGATGGGCTTAATCCTGCGACATACTTCTTAGGAAGTCCACTCTCTTTGTCTTTTTTTACAGCAGGAAACTTCTTTTCTGAAAGAACAAGACCATGGCTAATGAGACGATCGAGAAGTTTTTCAATTTGTCCCGCGAATAATACCTTCTCGATTTCTGATGATTCGTTTAGATTAATTGAATTATTGAAAACAAAACAATCGATATCTTCAGCAAGTTTTTCTGACTTATACCATTTCTCGAGACGTTTCTGTTCATTTAATGGTTGCTCGCGCTGTTCGTTGCGCATGCGTGAAACTTTATTTGTGACTGAGACATAGATATAATCGAACTGATAGTTCTCAAGCATTGCTTCAACGACAGCAATTTTTTCTGCATCAGCAGCGCCATTGATAACAATGTTCTGTTTTCCTTCTGTTAAATCAGAAACATTGCCTGAAAGAACTTGATCGAGTTGCACTTCAGCTAAATCAAAACGAGAAAGAATATTCTTCAGGACGTAGTCTTTTCCGCTTCCTGGTCCACCAAGAAGGAAAATGCCAATAGGAGAATTTGTTTCTTCGTTCATTGCTTTCTTTACCTTATCATGTATTTGTGCGCCAAGTTTTTTGTCGCTGTAATGTGAAATAAACTCATCACGATTTCCTGACTTAACAAGACCACGAAGTTTAGAAGCAGACATACCTTCTGCGCCTTCGGAATCTGGATCTCTATCGCCAGCAGATACCACGTTAATTTTTTTAACTTTAGGAAATTCTTTCTTACGATATTTATTGAGTAAACCATGGAACTCTTTTACACGATCTGAACCAACAACCATCGTCACATTTGTATGACCTTTTGATTCGAGATGCTTAACAGCGTCAATTGCAGTTCTTACGCCAGAATGAGAAACAATATTTGATCCCTTAAACATTTTCTTCATCGCACCAACTTTATCAGCATGGCTCAATGGATTCTTTTTAGAATCTTGAGTGTGCGATGGAAAAATATAATGTTTTCCACCTGTGCTTTCAGCATGACTTTGTACAGCAGATACAAGTTTACCGTGACCTGATTCAGTTGGTGGATTAAAGCGACCAAATGTAAATGTTGCGTTACTCATTTCTTTGCTCTTAATAATGCACTGCGCGCACGATTGGCTTTACTAAATTCTTCACGATCTACGACCTTTAATCCCTTTGCTACGAATCCTTCTCCACCTGATTCTTTACCTGCTATTTCAGTTTTCTCGCCACCAGTTGCTTTTTTGTTTAGACTGCGCGCCAGAACGTTTGTTGCTTGTTGCATACTGTGATGAATTTGTAGTGAACGATTGAATGCTTCTTTGTTTTTTTCTATATGTTGTAATGCAGCGTTTTTCTGTTGTGTTTTTGCTGATTTTGCTTTTTCTGTTTTTACTTTTGCTACTTCTTTGTCCCAGCGCGCAGCCAGATGTTTCTTATAAGCATCTACAGTTGGTTTTTCGTTTGAATCAACTGTAGAATTGATATATGTTCTTAAGGAAGTCTCATGACCTTGTAAATGACCATAGTCATGACCCTTCATCAACTTTTGTGCTTGAGCAACATGAGTCAATGCTGCTCTTTTTTCCGCAGGTGAGAGTTTTTGTTCATCTTTAGAGACAACATGTTGTACAAGATGAACATCAGGGTGACTACGGAAGTCCGATAGACTTGTAAGAGGGACTGCTTTACGATTTTTACCCTTTAATTCGGTATGAATCGTCATACTGACCTTTGATTGAGCCAGTTTTTTACCTTCAGGTGAGTCTTTTTTCACTGAATAGGTAATTGTGTTTGGTGTATGACCAATTTTTCCACCCTTTACGACTCTATCTTCGGGTGTTGACATAAATCCACCCTGATATTCGCCTGGTTTGCCAGGTAAAACCTTATCAGCATGGGCTAAAACTGCTTTGAGTGGCTTGACGAGGTATGGTTTCTCGCCATGCTGGCGTTCAATTTCGTCATTTGAGAAATTATAGGTCGATCCAGTGCCTTTGTACTTAACTCCGACGCGACCTTGTTCGTCGCGCTTCACTTGAAACGACATTTTATCATCAATTTTACGAGTTACAGGAGTTCTGCCGAGCGCAACACCACGGATAGTCTTTAATGCGTCTGCGGCTGCTTTTGGACCGTCGAATGTGCGGTCTGATGGATGCTCAATGTGTTGTATGCCAGCGGCTTTTTTATTAACAGCTTCTGATAGAGGTTCGATGTACGAACGGAAACGCAACATATTCTTTCCACACTGTGGGATTACTATGTTATTTAGTTATTTTTATCAGTCAATGTGTTGTGTATGATTTCATCAATCGTTTGATTGATTGAATACTCTGGACGATATCCAAGAGACATTAACTTTGTATTATCCATAAAAAAAGAGCGAGAGGATTGAACTTTTTTATGAAACTCTTTTTGTTCTATCGTATTAATCTTAGATCCAGAATCCATTGCGTCTCGAGCATAACGAACAACATCTCGGAAGATTACTCCTTTACCGTTGCCGATATTATAGATGCTATTTTGCTCCCCAGATCGAACACAAAGGTCGATAGCACGAGCGCAATCCCTAACGTCAATATAGTCACGATAAAAATAACCAGAGTCGTAGAGGTCCACTGGGCGATTGGCTTTAAGTTCTCCGAATAGATACTGGAGCGCATTCTTTTTTGAGGAAACTTTTTTATCATCTTTGCCAAGGACATTTGCCAACCTCAAGATACGATAATTTAGATTGAACGTTTCACAATAAGAAATAAGCAATTGTTCTGCGCAACGCTTTGTGATTGAATAGAATCCTTTTGGATTACAGATAGCATCTTCTGAGATACCCACAGATCCTGCACCAAATCCAGAATCTTGCCCATACACAAACCAAGAACTGATGAAATTAAAAGTTCCTTTCTCACCAGTTCGTTCAATATACTTTCGATAACTATTCAGAACCTTCATCAAAACAACGAGATTAGTATTAATATCCAGTTCATTATCGAAATGTACATTATAGTTGTCAACGGTACTAATAAAGTAAACGCAATCTGCACTCTGTGCTTCGTAATTATTTCTCGAATTTTTGATGATAGAGTTTTTCGAGACTCGGCAATACTCGCTTCCGACAAAACCGTTTCCTCCGAAAACATTTACGAAAGCCATTTAGCAATTACGCTCTCATAATATGCAAATACATCTTCACCATAATGCGGTGGGCAACCAACGAAGAATACATTGCTCAATGCCTTGTTAGCATTTGGATACTTCGAAGCATCGTCGAGATGCTTGTAACCAGGATGCAACAAAATATTTCCAGCAAAGTAGTTACGAGTTTGAATTCTATTAGACTCACAATAGTTTTGCAACTTCTCTTTCAACTCAGGTGTATCAGTAATCAAAGGAACACCAAACCAAGAAGGATCAGCAAGCAAAAGATTCTCAGCAACACGAACGCCAGGAACATGCTTCTCAAAGAGATGCTTGATGCGCGCAAAGTTTACGCGACGCTTCACATCAATCTCATCAATCTTTTTCAACTGCTCGATACCGATAGCACCTTGCATATCAAGTGGTTTGAGATTGTATCCCATGTTTGTAAAGAGATACTTGTGATCAATTATTCCATTATATCCTTCAAGCCATTTATCAAAGCGATTGCCACATGTTCCACAAGCCAATAGATTAGCAGCACCAATGCAACGGCAATCCCGACCCCACCAACTAATGCTGCGAGCAGTGTTGATGAGTTGTTCGTCGTTTGAGCAAACCATGCCGCCTTCGCCCGTCGAAATGTGGTGAGCAGGATAGAAAGATGTTGTCCACGCATAGTAATAATCCGTTAGCAGTTTGCCGTCCCACTTTGTGCCGAGTGAATCGCAATTATCACCAATCAAAAGAATATCATGTTTCTCACAAAGTGCCTTGAGTCGATCCATGTCTGGTGGATTACCAAGAACAGGCGAGACAAAAATAGCAGCAGTTTGATCTGTGATTGCAGCCTCAACCAAATCAAGGTTGAAGTTTAGTGTCTTCATTTCAATATCAACAAACACTGGCTTCAAATTATTTTGGACCAATGGCGCAATCGTAGTTGGAAAGCCAACAGGTGATACAATAACTTCAACGCCATCTTCGAGATTTAGATGCTTCTTCAATGCAGCAATCATTGTAAGATTAGCAGATGAACCTGAGTTCACCATATGAGCATGCTTCACATTAAACTTGCGACCAAATGCCCACTGAAACTTTGCAACTTGCTCACCAGATACAAGCCACTTACCAGTGAGAAATGCACTTACACCAGCAATAACTTCTTTCTCGTCCCAATATGGACCAGAATAAAATACAGTGTCGCGCTCTGGGTCGAATTTCTTACAGTTGTATGCATACTTCGGTGCACCAGCAGCCGCAACAACATCTTTAATCATTTCATTCAAATCAAGTGCCATATTATTTCACCTTTAGCATTTGCATTAAGTATTTGCCATAATCAGATTTAATATATTTTTCAGCAGATCTACGAACCTGATCTTCCGTAATCCACGCATTTCGATATGCAATTTCTTCTGGGCATGCAATCATCATACCAGTTCGACGTTGAACTGATCCAACAAACACAGAGGCTTCTGATAGAGATTCAAACGTACCAGTGTCAATCCAAGCAATACCACGATTGAGATATTCAACCTTTACATCATGATTCTTGAGATAAAGATTGTTAATATCTGTAATCTCAAGTTCACCTCTTGCGGAAGGTTGAATCCTATATGCATATTCTACTACGTTATTATCGTAAAAGTAAAGTCCAGTGACTGCATAGTTGCTCGGAGCAACTTTTGGCTTCTCATGAATTGCGACCAAGTCGCCATTTTCATCTGCTTCAATAACACCAAATCTTTCTGGGTCAGAGACATGATAAGCAAACAATGTACAACCGACATTATTCCAAGTTGCTGAATTGAAACGATTGATTAGTTCGTTTCCGTAGAAGATATTATCACCAAGAATTAGTGTAACATCATCATTGCCAATCCACTTCTCGGCGATACGAAAACATTCAGCGATACCTTTTGGCTCAGGTTGAATCGCATAAGAAATACTAATGCCCCACTGAGAACCATCACCGCAGAGTTTTTTAAATGCTTCAGCATCATGCGGTGAATTGATGATCATAACATCTCGAATACCAGCCATCATCAATGTAGATAATGGATAGTAGACAAGAGGTTTATCGTAGACTGGTAGAAGTTGTTTAGATGTAACTTCTGTGCAAGGATATAGGCGTGTGCCCATGCCACCTGATAATATAATTCCCTTTCTCATAACAAACTCCAAAAAATTATAAAATTGTAATTCGTTCTGCTGCTCTTGGGACTGTGCCTTCGTCAACTACAACCAATCTTCCTGCACTATCGCCTTTTGATGGAGATTTACCGTAAATTTTAGGCACGCCCATAGCATCTTTAGCAGTTGGATCAAATCGTTGATCTTCTCGTCTGGCTCTTAATCTAAAAAACAATTTATTCTCATCAGCGAATTTTTTTGCTTTAATAAAATTACCATTTAAAGTCAAAATATTTTTCTTTGGATCATATCTACCAACGACTGACATTGGACCGATGTACATAAAATCAATTGGTCCACCCATTTTAGGATTGCCTATAACAATTTTATCAACAGCCTTTTTTGGTATTTCTCCAAACACATCAGGGACTTTATCCCCTGGTTTTAATTTTTTCCTTTTTGTTAGATGCTCATAAACTTTTTCAAAAAATTTCGCACCTAAACCTGGCGATGCAAGTTCAATGCCTCGTAACCCACCACCAGCTAAAGATGGCGCTGTTTCACCTTTCATCGAAACATTTAACGATGGTTTGTTTTTAATTATTAACATCATGTCAGTGTATGGTTCAGAACCTGTAACCTGTCTGCCGCCATACTTTTTGGCTCCAACAACACCAATTATCTCAGTGCCATCTGAAGAAACAATTGTTATTGGATTGTTTTTATTTTTGCGAACGCTTTCGTTCACCTTTTGAATCAATCCGCGTTCTTGTCGTTCCGACGAGGCTCCCGCCATTTTTATAAACCTTCTTAAGAAATCGTTTCCACACTTTAGGATCGCTATTGCGAAAATTCATTCGGTACATATAAACGGCTTCAGATTCGCGCCAGCCGATTTTATGAGCCTTACGAAGTTTATTTATATCTAATCTCTCAGCCTGAGTTTCGTACGCATGCGCATCGATCTCATCGGGATTGCCGTAATACATAGCCTTCAACTTATTTTGTTTCGGCTTTGGCTTATATTCTTTTTGTAGTAGAAAGGGTCTTTGTCTTTGCTGATGTTTGTGCCGATATTCATGATGTATCGCGCGAATGATTTTAACAGCAAGATTATGAGCGCCCTTCTCAGTTATAATTGCTTTTCGAGAGTCGCTTGGGAAATTTAAACAAATGTAGATATGCTCAGGGACTATATCTGAAATGCGATTGCAGTAATGCGCATTGACAATGACGTTATGATCTTTTAGATACTCATCCTCGAATCGCTCAGATGAAAAGCATACAATGTATGGCTTAAAGGCTTTATTTAATTGACGAATGATAGAAGGTATGTGTTTCTTTCCGACCCAATTTTGGGATAGCGCATATACCTTCTTTTCAATCTTCTTGAGTTGCATTACACCTTCAGATTCTTAAACTTGTCGGTGCTTCGACCGCGATCAAAGACAGGTTTTTTGTCATTTTCTTGCATCACAGCATCTTGGGCTTTCTGCTCAAGATCATAAAGTTTCATCTTCGCGCGATCAATACCAATGGTGAATCTCTTGTGAAGATTCGGATCATTATAGCGATTCTTCAATTGCTTCACGAGAATCTGGTTTAACTGCTGCAGTTCTTCAGTACTAACAAGAGCAAACATAAAGTCAGCCGTTGCAGGCAGACCAAACGATTCTGAAGTATCCTCTAACCCAGGATCCGAGTTGCTAAAGCCAGATCGAGTCGTCTGAGTAGCCGAAACGATCGGTACATTATTCTCCACCGCCAAGCCACGAAGTTCTTCAGCAATCGCTTTTATATAGGTATATGAGTTGACATTCGCACCAGCCTTGATTCTCGCCGAAGCACATATATTTAGATAGTCAACAAAGATAATATCTGGACGGAAGTTTTTCTTGAGAGCCAGATCGTTAATCAATGCGCGGAAGTGAGCGGGATTCGCAGACGCAGTTGGATATTCCTTGATGATCAACTTACCCTTAACTTTCTCTTTCATCTTACCCATGCGTTTCTCATACATGTCTTTCGGCATGTTCATGAGATCTTCAAGAGTTACGTTAAGAAGATTCGCGTCAATACGTTCGGCAATCTTCTCTTCAGCCATCTCAAGAGTTATGTAAAGAACGTTATAGTTTTGAACCAAACAAGAAGCAGCCACATGGCACATAAACAAAGACTTGCCGACGCCAGTACCTGCAAGAGCAATGTTAAGGGTCTTTTGCGGCAATCCTCCTTTAGTGATCTTGTTGAAATACTCCAGATCGAAGGGAATTCTTTTTTCGATACGATGATAGAAATCATACCGATCAGCGTAACTATCCAAAAAGTCGTGACCAATGTGAGGATCGAAACTAACCCCCAAAGCATCAGACAAAAGAGTAGGAATGCTTCCTTTGCCCCTCGCCTGATCTTTGCCATCGAGTATCTGAATGCTGTCCATGATAGCATTATAGATTGCTTTTTCTTGACAAAACTTTTCCGCAGTGTCAAGAAGCCATTCGAGTTTTTGTTCTGACTTGTCACTTGCTATTTCCTTTAGCAATTCCAGTGACTTATTTAACTCAACTTCAGTGAGTTTGGTTGATTCCTTTAAAGAAATCTCCAGTGCTGCAGTGGGCGGCAGACTGTTATACTTTAGAATGAACTCTCTTATTTCCTCGAATAGTTTTCTTTCGTGACTTTCGGTCAGATACTCTTTCTTCAGAAATGGCAACGTCTTCCTCATGAAAGACTCGTTCCGCATCAGATTCGACAGGATCAGTGTTTCTGTTTTCATTCTCTTCCTTCACAGCATTGTCAATGGCACTCATAAGTATACTACGCATCACGTTAGAAGTAAATCGCACAAACGATTTGCTCTTGGTGTTTACGTTGTTTACGTTTGAGATAATATCATAATCAAAATTTAGCAAACCTTCGTCAGTAACTTTGACGTCAGTAAATTCAACAATCACACCATCATACTTGCCCAAGAATTTGATAGCAAAACTTCCAGGTGGACCATTAAGGTCCACGAAGAAGGTGTATTGCTTTTCAACCTTGAAGAATTTCTTGACGTACCAGAATTCAAGTTTAGCGATTAGATTTTCAAGCATCTTCATTCTCATCTACTTCCGTTGATAGATTGCCTGCAACGGCAGAACTGAATTGATAGTTAGTTCTCACCCATTCCTTGAATGATTCGTCTGCAAGAATGCTATCCCAAAATTCCCCACACTCAGTATCAGCGATACGCCACTTCTTACCATCAATCTCACCAGTCTCGCGATTTACTTTGGCATACCAACCGACGTTTGGCTTCACCACATGACCCGATTCAATTGCCATATCAAGTAGACCGCTGTACTTAGAAATACCACCATCGAAACGAACAGTGACTGGGATACGAGCCTTTTCTCTAACATAACGAGACTTCTCAACATTGATAATGAAGTTATAGCCAATCAAATCAGTGCCATCTTTTTCCTGCTGACGACCGAGGATATAAATGTTATCAGCAGAATAATAAGATCCTGTTCCGCCACCGACAATATCCTTGGGATACAGACCTATTTCTTTATAGGTGTGATTTACAACCACCATCGGAATGTCCTTCAGTGTAAGGTGTGGTGTCACCATACGGAACAGGGATTTAATTTGCTTTGCGCGACTCATGTCAGCAACAGACTTACCATCCATCGCATCTTCAACTTCTTTCTTCGAAGCCAAGTTACCAATTGAGTCAATGACGATCATAACTCGCTCGCCACGTTCAATGTTACTCAACTGTTGCATGATATCAAACTTCAACTGCTCAACGTCGGTGATTGGAGTATGAACAACACGTTCCATGTCAATACCAAACGAAGTGAAATAGTTTTGTGGCGTACCGAACTCTGAATCGTAGAAAAGAACAACTGATTCTGGATACTTAACTTGATATGCTTTTGCCATCAAGAGACTGAATGCAGTCTTGAAGTGCTTCGACGGACCAGCCCACATCGTGAGTCCTGGAGTGAATCCACCATCAAGATCACCAGAGAACGCAACGTTAACAACAGGGATAGAAGTTTGAATCATATCCTTGGCAGCAAAGAACTTGGACTTGGAAAGAATCGCAGTATCTTTAATCGTCGAATTCTTCTTCAATTTTTCTAACAAACTCATATCTTACTCCTAATAATTGCCAGGCTTAATATTGTCACCAGCATCGAAACGTTTATCTCTAGATGGCTGTTCAACTTTTGGTTCATCAGTATGCTTAATGCCAAAGTCATCACCCATCATGAAATTGTATATGCTGCCTTTTATACCTTTATTATACTTCACCTCAGGCTTTTTGTCAACTCTTTTCTTCTTAAGAACAATCGGTCTATTTGCATATGAAATGTTTGCTGCAATGAGCAAAAGAACTGCAAGGGGATCAAATACAAGAACAATCAGTATGATGACAAATCTAACTGCACTGTCGAAATAGTTTGCGGCTTCTTCCTTACCATAAATCAATTCCGCAATATACTTTAATGGACCAATCTTCGCTTCAGAATCGATGTTAGAGCGGCGGAGAGGAATCAGTTGATTATTGAGTTCGTCAATTCTAGCATCTGCAGTTTCAATTGCAGCATTCAACGCAGTTCTTTCTGCCTTTTGCTGATTGCGAATTCTTGCACCATCCATGAAAGACGTTTCAACAACTGAGTCTAAAGAGTTCAGAGATTTCTGAGCATTGTCAATTTGTCTTTGTTGGCTTGCAATCTGTTGCTCAATTCTTGCAATTTCAAGTGACTTATCAGCCACACCAATTGAAGATTCAAGATGAACTTTCGAAAGATAACCGAAGGTCCCTAACGAAGTGATGAACATCAAGATGAATATCGCGAATATGAAATAACCTTTAATCAGTTTTGGTGCAATACTCCAATTACGATATAACCAAGAAGCAGCAACAAGTTTAGCAAACTCTAAACTTGCTCCCATCAATGAGATGGCAAACACCGCTCCTGGAAATATTGCAATCAAACCAATGATTGAATAATACGCAGCAGTGCCTGATAAGAGTAATCCAGCAATCAGAGCAAGTAATGCCATTAAGTGATTCCGTATCTATTGAATACTGTATAGAACAGTTCTCGTTCCTTTTCAATCTGAGGATTTACTAATGATACTGTAGTTGACATTTTCGTAAAAATCAACCCATCATCAATCACATAGTTTGATTTGCCGTTCTTCATATTCAATCTATACAGAAACAAATCACCGTAATAGATTTTAAACTCTTCTGGAATTTCATAATAACTGTCTTTATGACAGAACATCACGCTTCCGTATGAAAAATGGGGCATACCAGAAAGTTCATTTGTTCCATAACTTTCTTCAATAGTTATGTAATCGCCCATTCCAGAATTTTTAACAGTTTCGAAAATGTCAATCGCAAATCCGCAATAACTGAGTTCAGAGAAACCCAACAATCCTTTATCTGGAGTTATCTCTCTATATATTTCAAATAGACAAT